GACGACTTTGGATTTGATGGTGCATTCTAATGGTTATGACAAAAAACTTTAACAAACTCAATGAGACTTTTGACACTTCGGACTCGGGTGATATTGTTCAACCAGAAGTAATCAAAGATAAAATTGAAAAAGTAAGAGAAGGTGTAGATGATATCAAAAAAGATTATGAATACACTAGAGGTAATCTTTACTCTATAATCGAGAAAGGTCAAGAAGCATTAAACGGCGTTCTTGAACTTGCACAAGAAAGTGAAATGCCAAGGGCATATGAAGTTGCAGGTCAGTTAATTAAAAACGTTGCTGATGCTACGGATAAACTATTAGATCTTCAGAAGAAACTTAAAGACGTAGAAGCAGAGGATAAAATCAAAGGACCATCAACCGTCAACAACGCTCTGTTCGTTGGGTCTACTGCAGACTTGGCAAAAATGTTAAAAGATGGACTTAATGAGGATCCTAAATAAATTGGAAGGGAGAGAAATCCCGAAGTATTAATGTACTAATAAGATGTCAAAGGATTTACCCTCATATGAGGATTTTGATGGAGATGAAAGTCTCCCATCAATAGAAGATTATATTACAGAAGAGAACGCAGAGGAACTCCCTTCTGTAGAAGATTATATCGAGATAGAAGAAGAAACACAAACTATTGAGGATGCTGACGGGAATGCGTTTGCAGAAGTAAAGGATATTGTCCCACCATTTCCAGAATTAATTCGTCTGATTAATGATGTTAGAAAAGACATCCCAGACATTCCAGAAGTCAAATATTATGATAGAGAACTTGAAGATCTTGCAGAACAGATTTCTCAACTTCCAGAAGTCAAGTATTATGATAGAGAAGTAGAAGCAATATGCGGTCAGATTGATCTCGTAAGAGAACAGATTAAAGATCTTCCAGAAGTCAAATATTATGATGAACAGGTAAACTCCATTGAAGACAGAATTGATAGTCTTCAAACAGATGTAGTTAATTTACCAGAAGTAAAATATTATGATGCGGAGATTGAGGCAATTTGTGGGGCTATTGATGAGGTAAAAGCATCGATTCCAAAATTCCCTAAATGGGTTAATGAAATAAATGAAGTCCCAGACTTCTCTTGGATTGGCAAAACTTTCAGTGTCATCGATGATGACTTTGTAAAAGTTAGTGATAAAATTGAGGGGTTAAGAGGAAAGATTGAATATGATATAGAACAACTTTCTGAAGACGTAGAAGCAAAATATTTTAACAATACTACTAAGATTAACTCAGATATTATTAATCTTGATGGAAAAGTAAACGAACGTATTAACGAAGAGAAAGATAAGATTTGGAAGGAATTGAGATCTTCATCGCTAAAGATATGGGAATACCATAAAGAATTTAAAGATGATGATCGCAAACTAAAGAAACAAATTATTGGAGAATATAATCAACTCAAGAAAAACCTTGACAAAGAACTAAAGGAAATTAACTACACCAGTGTAAAAACTGATGAGTTACTTCTCAAGTATTTTACTGAGTTAAAGGAAGAAATCTCTGAACTTCCAGAAGTTAAGTATTATGATAAAGATATTGATTATGTAAAGTCTGACATCAAAGGTCTTTATAAAATTATTGAGGACATAAAGTCTTCTCAAAATAAACTACAAGAGGAACAAAAACTTTTAGCAGAGACTAATGTTCCTCTGGGAATGGATCCTCCAGATACAGAAAATCCAGACCCACTTACTCCACTGGATCAAAATTTTGTAACACTTGAGCAACTACAACTACACTACAAAAGATTTGTAGAAAGAGTACAATATCAACTTGGATCTATCGGTGGTGGTGGTGCGGGATTCATCAAAGACCTTGATGACGTAGATATCTCAGGATTAGAGGATGGATATGTTCTTAAATGGAATAGCGCATCAAATAAGTGGAAACCAGAAGAAGCTGGTGGTGTTGGTGCAGGTGGAACATGGGCATCTAACACCATTGGAATCAGCACTACTAAGAATGTTGGTATTGGAACTACAACTGCTAAGTCGGGTGTTGCACTATTCGTTGCAGGTGATATTGAAGCAACAAACGTCAACGTTGCTGGAACAATCACATATGAAGATGTAAAAAATGTTGATTCTCTTGGTATTGTAACTGCAAGAACTGGAATTAATGTTTTAGCAGGTGGCATCAATGCAGTTGGTGTAGTTACTGCTACTAAAGTACATATTGGTGTTGATACTGGTTTTTATAATGAAGACCTGGTTGTAAATGGTGATGCAAGAGTCACTGGAATTTTAACAATTGGTACAGGGTCAATTACTCTTGATCCAAATGCAAGGAAAATTTCAGGTATTGATGAAATTATTATCGGTACAGCAACAACTATCGCAATTAAACAAGATAGTAAAGGCGAAGTTACTTTCCAAGATAGTGCCGGTAAAGAAGCATCAGTTGGTATTGGCACAACAGTTTCTATTAATACCACTGGTATTATTACTGCTGCTACCTTAAAAGCTTCTACTGCGTTCTATCCACCCTTATATACAACAACTGATAGGGATGCTGGATCTTTCTCACAAGGTGCCATTATCTTTAATACAACCTCATTAAAACTTGAGTTCTATGATGGCACATCCTGGCAGTCGCTACCTGGTATGACTCTTGGTCTTACTATGGCATTAGACGGATAATATCTTATAAATATATCTATGAACTCACGCTAGCATGAAGAAAAACGGTAAATGTCCGGCTGGACAATACTACTGCTACACTGATAAAAAGTGTAAACCAATCCCTCAAGGATTTAAGGCAGTAGGTCGTGCAGGTTATCTTCGTAAAGAAAACGGTCACTCCGTAGATGATGAGAACAAAAATGGTAATGGTAACGGCAATGGTAATGGCAATGGTGGTAACGGGTCTAGTGGTGGTAATGGTGGATCCAACGGAGGAGTGAGTGAATCGAAAAGTGGTGATTCTTCTCTGCGTGACTGGTTTGGCAAGAGTAAGTCTAGTGATGGCAAGCCTGGTTGGGTTCAACTGGGTGGGAAATACTCTGGAAAACCTTGTGCCAAGCAACCAGGACAAACCACAAAACCAAAGTGTGGTTCTTCAAAAATGAAACGCAATCTCTCTAAAGATGAGGAACAAGCAGCGTTTCGTAGAAAGAATAAAAAAGATCCAAATCCAAATAGATCAGGGAAGGCAATTAACGTGAAGACTGAAGAATTTACAACCTTACCACTCCAAGTTGAAATCCCAAATAATATTAGGGATTTTAATCTAGGACTTATGTTCCGTGAAAGTTTGGATATTAATAGTGGGATGCTATTCATCTTTGATGAAGTTGCGGATCAGTCTTTCCATATGACAGAAACAAAAATTCCTCTTGATATTGCATTCATTACAGAGGAAGGTATTATTGAAAGCATCAAACAATTAGAACCATTTGATGAAAATCCAATTGCTTCTGATGGAGAAGTAATTTGTGCTTTAGAAGTAAACCGTGGATGGTTCGCAGAAAATAATGTAGAAGTAGGTGATGAGATCGACATTGATGAAGCAGCGGGAGAAAAAGACGCTTGCTATCATAAGGTCAAGTCACGTTACTCTGTATGGCCAAGTGCATATGCGTCAGGAGCACTAGTCAAATGCAGAAAAGCAGGGGCAAAAAACTGGGGTAATAAAACCAAGAAGGAAGAATTTGAAATTGACGAAAGTCACAAGAATCCTGAGAGTGTAAAAGGCATTGCTAAGGAACTTGATAAGGCTGTTGAGATGCACAAGAGTCAAGCAAAGAGACTCAGAAAATCTGGTGTATCGGAAGAAACAGTTGATGAAGCATGTTGGAAAGGTTATGAAAAGAAAGGTATGAAGACCATGTTTGGAAAGAGATATCCAAACTGTGTTAAGAAAACCAAGAAAGAAGAAGTTGAACTTATTGACGAAAAGAAAGGATGCAACCACACTCATGAAGGTGAAGACTGTCCTATTCATGGAATGTCTCCATGTGATAAACCTAGAGGTGGAGATGGTGGTAAACCGGGTCCTGATAAAAATTATGTAAAACCAATGTCTGAGGCGGTAAGAATGCCTGCTAAGACTGGTAATATTATTATGACTTCTCTTAATTGGAGAGGTAGATATTATGTTCTTAGAATGTTCTTCCCTTCCACCAGAGTCCCTACTAGAGCAGAAGTACAGATTGAAGTAGACAAAGTTTATCCTGGCGCAAGAGTACAAAGTTACCAAACCGCCGATTATGTCCCAGGACAACCATTGCTCCAAGTTGCAGAAGGAGCAGCATGGACAAGAAAATCAGGAAAAAATAAAGAAGGTGGACTCAACGAAAAAGGACGAAAGTCTTACGAAAGAGAAAATCCAGGATCTAACCTTAAAGCACCAAGCAAGAAGGTTGGAAATCCCCGTAGGGCATCGTTTTGCGCCAGAATGAAAGGAATGAAAAAGAAACTAACTTCCTCCAAAACAGCAAGCGATCCAGATAGCAGAATCAATAAGTCCCTCAGAAAGTGGAATTGCTGAGGTTAGGATATGAGTGATAATGTATATCTTGGTAATCCTAACCTAAAAAAAGCAAATACTGCAATCGAGTTTACTCAAGAACAGATTCTTGAGTTTATGCGATGTAAGGAAGATCCTGTCTATTTTGCCAATAACTATGTAAAGATTGTTTCTCTTGATGAGGGTCTAACTCAGTTTCACCCATATCATTTTCAAGAGAAGTTAATCAATAACTTTCACAATAATAGATTTAATATATGTAAGATGCCACGCCAGACTGGTAAGTCTACTACTGTGGTATCATATCTTTTGCATTATGCTGTATTTAACGATAGTGTCAACATTGGCATTTTGGCAAACAAAGCAGCGACGGCAAGGGAACTTCTTGGTAGGTTACAAACTGCATATGAGAACTTGCCCAAATGGATGCAGCAGGGTATTATTGCATGGAATAAAGGATCTCTGGAGTTAGAAAATGGCAGTAAGATATTGGCAGCTTCTACGTCTGCAAGTGCTGTCCGAGGCATGTCGTTTAACATTCTCTTCCTCGACGAATTCGCATTCGTTCCAAACCATGTTGCAGACTCGTTCTTTGCATCTGTTTATCCTACTATTACTTCTGGTAAAAACACCAAAGTAATTATTGTATCAACCCCTCACGGTATGAATCATTTCTACCGTATGTGGCATGATGCAGAGAAAGGTAAAAATGAATATATCCCTACGGATGTCCACTGGTCAGAGGTTCCAGGTAGAGATGAGAAATGGAAGAAGACAACAATTAAGAATACATCTGAAGCACAGTTTAAGGTTGAGTTTGAATGTGAGTTCCTAGGATCAGTCAATACTCTAATTGCTCCAAGCAAATTAAGAACTTTAATCTATGATAATCCTATACAGAGAAATGCTGGGTTGGATGTATATGAAAATCCAATTCAAGATCATGATTATGTGATGACAGTTGACGTTGCCCGTGGTGTGGGTGAAGATTATTCAGCGTTCGTTGTTGTTGATATTACAGAGTTTCCTCATAAGATCGTTGCAAAATATAGAAACAATGATGTCAAACCAATGTTGTTTCCAAATATCATTTATGAAATAGCAAGAAATTATAATAGCGCATATATTTTATGTGAAGTAAATGATATTGGAGATCAAGTTGCTAGTATTCTTCAATATGATCTTGAAT